CAGCAGTAAGAAGACGCTCAGTAGGGAACTCATTTTCACGAAGTTCCATTAGACGATCAATAAAAGGTGTATGTTCTTTGCTTGGTTTTGAAGTTGTTGTATCAACAACTTCAACATACTTATTAAGATCAATAGCCATCAGAATTTAAATCCTTCGAATGTTTTTTTAGGTTTCTTTTCTTCATAATCATACTCTTCATCCTTTCCATTGTCAAGGATATCTTGTTGAGCAGATTGTTCGCAATCATAAAGACGCATTTTAGCCCTATCAATACCGATCACAAATCGCTTATGAATGGTAGGATCATTATATCGGTTCTTGAGTTGTTTAACCAAGATCTGTCCAAGATTTTCAAGTTCTTCTGTTGAGATCAAAGCAAACATCAAATCAGCAGTGGCAGGAAGACCAAATGACTCTGAAGTATCTGTCAGCTCAACATCAGATGATCCAAAACCAGATCTAGTTGTTTGTGTTGCGCTGCAAATAGGAACATTAAACTCACAAGCAAGTCCGCGAAGTTCTTCTGCAATTGCTTTCACAAAAGTATAAGAGTTAATATTTGCATTTCCACGATATCTTGAAGATGCACAGATGTTGAGGTAATCAATAAAGATGATATCAGGTTTAAATGACTTCTTAAGTGCAAGTTCATTCAAAAGAGATTTGAAATGTCCTGCATGAGCGGATGCGGTCGGATACTCTTTAATGATGAGTTGCCCTTGTGTTTTCTTAGTAAGATTAGTTACCTTACTTTCAAACATTTGTCTAGGAAGTTCTACAAGTTGTTGAATTGGAACATTCAATAGATTTGCATCAATTCTTTCAGCAATTCGTTCTTCCGCCATTTCAAGAGTGATGTAGAGAACGTTCCTGCCTTGCAATAAGACGGAAGCAGCCACATGGCACATAAAGAGACTCTTTCCGACACCCGTACCAGCCAGAGCGATATTGAGAGTCTTATTAGGTAGACCACCTTTTGTGATCTTGTTAAAGTATTCGAGGTCAAATTCAATTTTCTCTTCCTTTCGATGATAAGACTCATAACGTGATTCATAATCTAGCAGATAATCATGACCGATATGAGTATCAAAAGATACTGCTAGAGCATCTGATAAAATACTAGGAATACTATCACGATTTTTCTTCTCGTCTTTACCATCCGCAATATGGATAGATTCCATAAGAGCAAGATAGATAGCACGATCACGACACCATTTTTCAGTTGTATTAATTAACCAATTAAATTCTGAAGGAACATCATCTAAACATTCTATAAGATGAGTAATTTCTTTGAATGATGTATCATTAATATCTTGACGCTTTTCTACTTCAATATAAAGAACTTCTTTAGTTGCTGGTTGATTATATTCTTGTATAAATTTTAAAATCTCTTCAAAAACAATTCTTTGGTTAATATCTTCAAAATATTCAGATTTTAAAAATGGTATTACTTTACGAACATATTGTTCATTGTATAACAGGTTCCTAAGAATTAGAAACTCAACTTTTTCCATAACTAAATTCCTTACGTGCAATTTCGTCCAATTGTTGCATTACTTCTTCTGTAAAGTATTCTTCTGGATTTGCAAGAATTTGTTTTGCATAAATTTTCTTACCATCCATTTCGTAACGTCCTGCTACATTCTTCCAGAGTCCACCAATCTCACCAAGTTCCAGAAGACCATAGTAACGATCAAGACCGCGCTCATCATAATAAAGACGGATTTCAACATCTTTATTCTCCTTACTCAAACGCGATTTAGCAGTCTTAGCCTTGATAATATTTCCGACCACTTCCGTTCCATCCTTTTCTTTCTTTTTGCTGAGATAAATGATCGTACTTGCTGCATATTTGAGTCCAGAACCTCCTCCCATTTCTTTAGTTGGTACGTAAGCTCCGATGACATCGTATGTGTGATTTGTGACAAGAAGTGGAACATTTGCTTGACCTAGTTTGAGTGTGAGCATTCTGAAAGCACCTTTAACAAGTTGCGATTTAGTCATATCACGAACTTGTTTATCATTCAGTGCATCAGTGATTTCTTTCTCGGTGGAAAGCATACCAAGAGAGTCTAGCACAAACATACAAGGTTTGCGTTCTTCTACAGGTTTTTTTAAGTAAAGATCTACTGCCTTAAGTGCTTTTCCGCGAAAATCTTCAATCGTAACTACATTAACAACCACAGTTCTATTTGTATCTACTCCACGACTTTCTAAAAGAGATTTAGTGATAGCAGCCTCAGTGTCAAAGTAGAGACAGTAACCATCGGGATGAGTATCAAGAAAATTCTTAACCACTGCGAGAGCAAAAAAAGTCTTTCCAGTAGAAGACTCTCCAGCAATAGCAGTAATCTTATTCCCAGATACGCCACCAAATATGCTACCTGAAACCAGTGCATTAAAAATATATGAACCCGTGTCAACATAAGTCTCAGTCTCGTCAATATCGGATGCTAACTTAGTAAAGTCATCACCGATTTCTTTTACAATATCTTTAAGGAAGTCCATTAAGCAAAAAATGATTCAAGGTTTGCAGTTTTTTCTACAGACCACCCAATAGAATCAAGAATAATTTTGAGTGGCTCTAGAAATGCTTTCTCAAATTGTAATTCATAGTCTATGTATTTGTCAAGATTCAGTTCCTTAGGAAAATCTTGAATAAATGATATAACATTTTCATGAATTATATTTGGTTTTTTGAGGTAGATAAACTTAATTTTTTCGCCATTTTGTATAGAAGAATATTTATTAGTAAGTTTGTTCTTTTTAATATAATGATTAAACAAAAGTGCTCCACGAACATGAATGGGAGTTCCCTTCACATAAATATCCGATGATGATTGATACTTTTGAACATCAGATGCTGAACGTGGGAAAGAAATGGATTCTGGGGGGAGTTTTTTAAATTCAAGGCGACACTTATCAATATAGTCAATCATATCCTCCTCAGTACCGCTCATCATAATGTTGAAAGAATCCTTGAGCATTTTACGGCAAGGGGCAGGAGTGGAAGATTTGATTGCTTCAATACCTTTAATCTTCAGTTTTGGTTTTTCATAGCGCACACCTTCACTATCCCAAACACTGAGGATATATCGTTTCTTTGCGGTCCAGATTCCACGCTCAGCAACGCATTCTCTCTTCATAATCATTTTCTGTTCATATGCATTCACATAGTCAGCCAGTTCTTGGTAAGAACCTTCAATATACTTTTCAAGTTCCATTTTACAGATCTTATCAAGGAACGAAACAATGCCCTCAGTAGTTTTCTCTCTTCCCTTGAATACAGTTTCAACCAAAGGACCCATATTAATATAAAGAGAGTCAGTATCTGAAGCAATAACATAGTCTTCGCCATCAGTTTTAAGAACTTTATTTAAGTAAGAATTCACACGATTCATGATCCATTGAATGGAAACCTGTCCAGAAAGAGTAATTGCTTCAGCATTTGCAAGTTTATAATAACGGAAATACTGATTACCAATAGCACCATAAGCGGAGTTAAGTTGAATCTTACGCGCCATCTGAATATTATTACAGCGAGCAATCTCTTTCACCAACTCCTTATTCTTTGTCTTTTCATATTCTTGTTCTGCAGCAAGCATCTTCTTTTTAAAGATTACACGCTCATTGTAGATTTTCTCCATCAATTCTGGAAGAAATCCACGAACATCTTTGCGATACATTGCACCATTAGCACAAATCGCATTATCTTTATACAGTTCAAAATTAAGATTCTGATTCAAGATCTTATCCACCGAAACTGTTGGGTGCTTTTCTTCCAGAAGTGTTTCTGGAGAGATGTTATACATCATAATCAAATGAGGATATAGGGAATTCAAGTCAAAACTCACCACCCAATCATACATCCCAGGAATGGGTTCTTTTACATATGCGCCAGCGTACTTTTCGTCTTTTTGCGTTTTATTCTTTGGAGGAATAACAATATCTCTTTTCTTCAGGTATGTGTAGATAATATTATCCCACATACGAACTTGATAGAACACATCAGCATAATTAACCTTTGCGTCGTATGCCATCGTAAGAGCCAACTCAATGAGTTTCATTTTATCTTCAAGACGATCAACAAGTTCTACGTCAACGATGTTGTACTCAACAAATTTTTGCCATCCCTGAGTATAGAAATCCTTGAAGGTATCAAACTCAGAGTGATCAAGTTTTTTCTGTCCGAGTTCAACTTCCGCAATATAATCAAGACGATATGATTCCTGATTTGTATAAGTGAATTTTTTATACAAATCAAGATAATCAAGTTGTGTCAGTCCACCAACATCAAATGTAGTGTGCTTTCTTCCTTTGATGTAAGTTTCTCC